TCTCTAAGTTCGAAGAGTTTCCGTTGATGCATCTCGTTTATACGGGGGCAACATATGACGCAGGAACAAAGACCTACAACCTTGAGGTGTATATCCTCGATGTACCTAGCGACAAGAAAGGAAAGGTGATCCCACAAAAGGAAGCGATATCCGACGCAGAGCAATGCGCTGAAGATATCCTAGCCGACATTAGGATGGGCGGAAACATCTTCTTGTTCGCTCAAGATTACGAGGTTGTCAACGCTACCACGACACCGCTCGAAGAAGAGACGAAGAACGTACTCTCTGGAGTGCTTCTCGATTTGTCGGTGGCTATCCCTTACGAGTGGGATGCTTGCAATGCTCCAATCGATGGAGTTGCTCCCGGAGGCGGTGAGGTAGTATATGCTCGGCGCGGGATACTTCGTATGCTCACCCTTGACGGGGCAACAGACGTTCAGTCCGTTCGGACTATCAAGGTCACCAACGGCACTCTAACCGATGACGGCGATGGGGTTGTCACATTAGACACGGGTGGAGTTGAAACACTTGGAGCGTTGACCGATGTTACACTAACAAACCTTCAAACCGGTCAGCAGTTAATTTATAATCACGATGGAACGCCGCGCGGATTCTTCAACGGGAATACTTCGTTGTCAAATTTGACGGACACCACAATTACAACGCCCGCTGCAAATTCGTTTTTGCGATATGTCAGCGGAAGTTGGCAGGCAGTCCCCGTGGCAATACCAAGCCCTGCACCAACAAACACGGACGGACTTCCTGAAGGAACTAGTAATCTGTACTACACAGAAGCACGAGTTGAAGCAAATACAGACGTGACCGCGAACACAGCGAAGGTTGGAATTACACCAACCCAAGCAAGCGAGATAACAGCGAACACAGCAAAGACCGGTATAACATCAGGACAGGCTTCCGCTATCACGGCCAACACAGCAAAGGTGGGAATCACCACCCAACAGGCAAACGATATAACGGCAAACAATGCGAAGATAGCGACGGTCGTCGATGATACGTCACCACAGCTTGGGGGCAACCTAGACGTTCAATCTCGTGAGATAGACACGTCAACAACGAACGGAAACATTGTCGTCGCACCAAACGGAACAGGAGTTTTAGAAGTCAAGGGTGACACCAATAGCGCGGCTATCCAACTAAACTGCGAAGTCAATACGCACGGTGTAAAGATTCAAGCCCCTCCACATTCAGCCGGAGCGACTTATTCGTTGACACTTCCAAATAACACCGGGACAAATGGACAGGCTTTAACAACAGACGGTAACGGTGTTCTTTCGTTTTCCGATGTTGCAGCAGGCACTAAATACCACGACCGTTTTCAGACTAATGCGGAGACGTTCCGAAGCGGAGCAACGGCAACGGTTGAACTGTACTATACAGCTAAAGCGGACGGAGACGGACTAGCGGAGAGCGCAAGCAGCGACACCCCAACAGCGGGAAAGATTATCAAGCGGAAGATATATTACTCCGAGGCAGCGTTCGCCGATCCCGACACGGCGACTTGGGTAGAGTTCACACCAGCACCTGCCGACGATGCGTCATTTGCTACGGTCAAGGCGGCACTACTTGAATACCTCAAAGCGAGGACGGGCGGAACTGTACCGATTAGCTTGAAGCAGACATGGGAAGAAGTAGCAGCAGCACCTTCATTCACGGGGTTACTGAACGAGACGTACGGCAGCGGAGCAGAGGCGGCATATTCAACGCGACGGCTGAACGGCAATGTGACGGAGTGCATGGTCATCCGCAGGGCATCGGATAGCACGACGACCACGATAGGCTTTGACGGTTCAGGTAACATCGACGAGAGCGCAATCACGACTTTCTGCACGGGCACAACTTGCACGGTCAGCGAGTGGAAAGACCAAAGCGGAAACGGGAACGATGCGACGCAAGCAACGGCATCAGCGCAGCCAACGATTTACACGGGCGGCGCAATTGTGAAGGAGAACGGTAAGTTGGCTTTGGACTTTGGCGGAACAAGTGAACTCAATTTCACGACAATTGCAAAAGTTGACGTTAATCCGTTCGCTGTGTTTGCGATTGCTCAGGACACGGTGGGAAACCTTCTTTTTGTAGACTCGACAGATAATCAGAACGACGCGCTTTTAGTCTTTACTTCTTATGGCCAACTGCGCTCAATGTGGAACGGGTCAATGTACCTTGACTTCATTAACAGTGACGGCTTGTATCGTCTTTTTTCCGTCATTGATGACGGCACAAATGCCGTAAATACGTTTTATAGCGGTGAATTAGTGACAGACTCAAGTTTTCAAGTAACAAACAAAGCTATAAATTTGAACCGCATTGGCGGTACTGGTTATAATGCATCCCAAAAATATGCGGGTATAATGCAAGAGGCTATTTTTTACGCTTCCGACAAATCAACCGACCGCACCTCCATCGAAGAAAATATAGGCGACTACTTCACCCAAAACACGCCACTACTCGACACGTATTCAGGTGCGGCGGCGGCGTACTCTTTGAGGCTTTTGGATTCGACGTATACGGGTTCAGCGATCCGAGTTCGTAGGTCGTCAGACAACACGGAACAAGATATTGGTTTCAATGTCTTCAATGAGTTAGACACGGTTTCTTTAACTGCCTTCGCAGGTACGGGAGATGCGTTCGTAAAGACTTGGTACGATCAAAGCGGAAACAGCTACGACGCGACGCAGACGGGCACAAGCGCACAACCTCAAATCGTTTCAAGCGGTGCGGTGATAGTGGAGAATGGTAAGCCTGCGGTGCAGTTTGATGGTAGCAACGATAGTTTGGATAGCTCTTCAACTGTGTCATTACCATTAAATAATGCAATAGCCATCGTAGCTAAAGGAGTATCCACCTCAACAGATGAGGTATTTAATATTAATATGGTTAGTGGCGTAAACGTTAGAATTCAATCCAACAAATACAAATTGCTATACACCGATGCTGATCAGCATCAAATAGCAGACTCAACCAACAATCAATTTTTATTTTTCGGAGGTAGGCAGTCATCAAGTAATAAAGTTCACGCCAGTATTAATGGAGGCGCACAAACATCAGACACCACCCGAGACTCAAGCTCTTGGAACACTACTACGGGTACTTTACATCTTGGCTCAAGAAACGGAACTTCTTTACAATGGGACGGACAAATTCAAGAAGCTATTTATTATGCATCTGACAAACTATCCGACCGCACCGGAATTGAAACCAACGTAAACACCTTCTACAACATATACTAATGAACGGCTTTATAATTGTACTCCCTGAAGGCGTTTTGACAAGCGAGCAACGCGCGGAACGAATCAGCCGCGAACTCTACTGCGTAACCGCACCACTTGCAACACAAGAACCCTATCAACACGACGGGAAAGTATTCGGCATGGTGGAGCATCCTGACGGGGTGCAGTTCGCTTTACAAGTAGACACCGAGTACAACATACCGGTCAGCCCATTGGCGACGTTAGAACGGCTTATATCGCTTATGACGGAACTCACGGAAATCGAAGTACGGCAGTTGTCTTCATACGTTCTCAACTCGCAATCGTTTCCGTTTGGGGCAATCGTTCCGAGTACAACGACGGTAAGGACACATGAAGAAATGGTGGAGCTGGGTTGGTTTCCTGAAGATCCCGAATAATGAGCGAACTCAATAAAGTCCTTCTAGCGTTCTCCGATGATATTGTCAAGAGCGCAAAGCGTCATCTGGGTGGCCGGAAGATTGGAAAAAATAAGAACTACGGAGTCGCATCGGGTCAGCTGAGGCAATCACTTTCCTACAAGATACGAGTGCGTGGGAACGATATTCGAGAGGTCACCTTCGGAGCTAAAGGGAAGGCGGCGAAATACGCTCCTTTCATCCATTTCGGAGTAAACGGAACTCAGAAGGATAGGAAGTCTCCCTTCACATACAGAAAACAACCTCCGTCTTCTGTCTTTGTCAAGTGGATAAAGCAGAAAGGAATCAAGCTCAGAGATGAGAAGGGACGCTTCAAGAAACAAAGCGAGAGCAACATCAAATCCGCAGCGTTTTTAATAGCTCGCTCGGTCAAGAAGCGCGGGATTGTAGGGCTTCGGTTCTATGAGAAAGCATATGCAGCGGTATCGAAGCGATATGAAGCCAAATTTGGGGCTGCCGTCGCTGAAGATATAGCGGGCAAATTGAAAGCAACACTCGGAAACATAACTATCAAGAACTAATGGCATCAATTGACGCAGGCCCAACGCCGGGATGGTTACCGTCCGGCCAAAAACTACTCTTCACACTTATCCCGGATGAACCCGTTAACGATGCGTATCGGTATATCGTACAAGTTGAGGAGAACGGAACAATCATCTCCAAAATTTACTTGACCCCTAACCCGACAGAGAACTCTTTCTTCGATTTATCGCAAGTACTCACGGGACGGCTTGAAGTGGATTCTTTGAAGTACAACACGACCGCAACGATTCACTCTCTAAACAACCGAATGTTTACTCGCTCGAATGACAATATCAAGCGATATCGAGTGAAGGTTGGACACTTTGACGGAAGCTCGGAATCTCTTGCAGATGATACCTCTGGATATTTCTACCTCTTTGACGGATACGAGCAACTCTCGCAAGGACTGTTCCCTTCCTTCTCCGATTATTACGGGACAGCATCTACAAAGAAAGTCTGGCTAAGTGATCGCGAACCCGTAAGCAACGTCATTGAAGTAAGTGCAGGGATTGAAGACGATGGGGTTGTTGCGTTTATTAATAGCGACGACACGGGGTCACTCATCACGAGGCTTGTGATAAACACCTACGACACCGCAGGAAGCCTTGACGATACAATTATCTACACCGTAAACGGAACAAATGGCGGTCTTGTGCCAACTACCACATGGAGCGATTCAACCAACGATGCTAGTCTTTTGTATGCATACGTATATCCGGCGTCTTTGAGTGCAATTACAACGGCTCTAAATGCGGTTACGGGCGGTTGGGGTCATTATGACGTAATACCTGAAACGGCAACGGCACAAACGGGAAACATTCTGCGCATTCGTAACAAATGCAGGAACACAAAAAACAATCCGGTGCAGTTGGGTTGGGCGAATACACGGGGCGGATGGGATTATCTTCGATTTGATGGTCGTAAGCTCAAGACGGTAACACGCGAAGAGAAGACTTACCGAAAGATAGTCGGAGATTATAACGGATCTCAATTTGCCTTGGCTCCAAGCGCCCGACAAATCAAGCCTTATCAACTCGAAGCAAAAGAGAGCTATCAATTCAATGGCATTTTAACTCTTGAGGAGGTGAACTTGATGCAATACTGCATGAGGTCCAAGAATGTCATGGCTCGCATTGATGGAACTTGGTCTCCCGTGACGATTCAAACGAACTCGATGGCAATCGAAGAGGACACCATTTCAAAGATATTTGTCGTCTCGTTTAATGTAGAACTCGCACAAATTATCCGATGCTAAGACTCACCATTGCAGGAAACGAGATTGAACTCTACGAGAACGAGCCGGTCAACCTGAGCTATCAATTCTCAGACCTTCAGGAGATAAACGCTTCACGCTCTAATTTCTCGCAGACTTTCCGCGTTCCTCTTACCAAGAAAAACCAGGACTATTTTGGGGCAGTCAACGAGCTTGGAATTATCCCGACATGGAATCCAAAAACCAAAGTCAAGGCAGAGCTTTCGTACAATACCATTCCAATCATGCGGGGCTTTGCCCAAGTGAAGAACGTATATATCCAGAAGGGGAAGTATGCCGACGTTGAACTCGTGGTATTTGGAGAGACGGCAGACCTCTCACGGGATGTTGGGGACGGTATGCTAACGGATGTCGATTTGAGTGCATTTAACCACACTCTAACCGCTACAAATATTGCTTTGAGTTGGGCGGGTGGGCTTTCATCGGCAAATATCCGTTACGGGATCGTAGATAAGTGGAGAAATTGGACAAGCGAAACCATTTGGTCAACTACTAACCTACTCGAACACGGAGATTTTACCCCTTATTTTAGAGCTTCAAAACTCTTTGAGACAATTCTCACCGAAGCGGGCTACACCTACGACTCGACCTTCTTTGGTTCTAACCTTGACGACTTATATCTGTTGCTCAACCGGGGCAATCGTTCACCGATTCCCGTCGAGGCAGACCAACCCGCTGCAAACGTTTTTGAGATTGGTTTATCTGCTAACGTAACCAAGTCGAGCAACTCCTTCGAGAGCATCACAAACTTTGTGGAAACAGCTCCTTTCTTTGATGCGGGCGGCAATGTCGCATCCGGTGCTTTCGTCCCTCCTTATCGGGCTTATTATACGTTTGTGGTTTATGTCAAAGGGGTGATTTCACACTTGAATGAAGGAATCACAATGCGTCTCGCTTCGGGAGCGTCTACTTTCCTTGCTACTATTATTGACAACGTTCAGGGGGGTGAGTTCAATTCTGAAACATACGCCATAACAACCGAGCCGATTCTTTTGGATGCTTCGGATTCGGTGACTCTTCAATATGCTTTGACCAACTCAGGACATACCGTCACCTTTACGGGTACAAATGCACTCGGAGCAGGTGGAACGGGTTTTGCTGTCACCGAGATAACAGACCCCCTTTCAGGTCAAACGGTGGATATCGCGGGCAATATGCCCGAAATGAAGAAGATAGATTTCATCTCTGGACTTCAAAAGATGTTCAACCTCGTATTCATTCCCGACCGCAACAACGGAAAACATCTTTATATAGAACCGCTTGGGGATTACCTCGCATCGGGAGACAAGATAGATTGGACGAATAAGATTGACCTTTCGAAAGATATCCAAGTCGAGCCGACGACAGACCTCCAAGCGAGGACGTATGAATGGACGCACTCAAACGGAAAAGACTTAGTGAATGACCTCGTTCAAAAAAACGCCTCACGGACGTACGGACGCTATCGGGTAAATGACCCAGAGAACGATTTTGCTTCAGGAGAGAAGAAGATACAAACGGCTTTTGCTCCTCATGTGGTTTCGTATATCCCCGGCACAGACTACGCCATACATCGGATGCTTGCAGATACCGTAAACGAAGACAAGACCATCAAAGACCCTCTTCCGCGTTTAGCGTTTTGGAACGGAGGCGAGTCGGGTGTTGTCAACTATTACAACGACGCAAACACAGCGGGACTTTCTACCACGCTTTATCCGATGCTCTCGCAGTTCTCTGCGTCTTATCCATCGGTAGGTAATGAAGACCTTTCTTTTGGTGCAGAGCGACCATTTCACCGAGTACAAGCCAACCCCGTAAATACGCTGTATTACAAGTATTGGATGCCTTGGGTGAATGAGCTGTATTCGTCTGATGCTCGTATCGTGACCGCTCACTTTAGATTGACCGCTTCGGAGATTGCGACCTTCAAGTTCTCCGATAAGATTTTCATAAAAGACACGTACTTCAGAATCCTGAGTATATCCAACTACGATCCCACCACAGAGAACGTCGTGCAAGTTCGTCTGGTGAAGATTCTCGGAGCAATTCGGGATTGTTCTTTCATTCCGGTATCATCAGACAAGAATGGTCAAATTTCGTTTAGTACCGCAAGCGGCACGATAATCACCTCCACAAGTCGCGTTTGTTGTGAGCGTTATGGCTATGTATTTGATGAGTCAGGAGCTACATCACGCTGTTTCCAAAACTTACCCCAATGAGGAATCTAGACAATCACCGTTATATAGGAGAAGCGATTCAATTGCTACAAGCCAAAGGAGAGAGGGTTCAAGTCCCGCTTTGGTTCAAGCTTGTTGATTGGGTTCTCGCTATTCTCTTTGTTTCCGCTTATCTCTTCGTTGCATTTAAACTCATTCAATGGCTGCTTCTCAAGATATTCTCTTAACGTACAAAACGGACACGGGAGAGGTCACCAAGTCACTCGACGAGATTGTTTCGGGGCTTGAGGGCGTAGACAATAAAATCGAAGAAACCGCCAAAGGCACGAAGAAGGTCGAGGCGGGACTAAAAGCCACAGGAAAAGCGGGGTCGATTGGGTTCAAAGCAATTGGAGGAGCTATCGCTGCAACGGGCATTGGTTTGCTTGTTCAAATTGTCGCCACCTTAATTAAGAAATTTACAGAGAATAAGAAAGTAGCTGAAGCTCTGGAGGTTGTTTTTGCGGGAATTGGTGCAGTCATCAACACGCTCTTTGAAGTTGCGGAGCCGTTGGGAGATGCGTTAATAGATGCCTTCAAAAACCCGGTGGAGACGCTGAAGAACTTTGGTAAAATTATCAAGGAGAACATTATTAACCGCTTCGAGGGATTGCTTGAGTTTATCCCTGCGGTTGGGGAGGCCATAAGTCTCGCTTTTCAGTTAAAGTTCAAAGAGGCCGGAAAGGTAGCCGCAGACGCAGTCGGGAAGATAGTTCTAGGAGTTGAGAATGTGACCGATAAAATATCGGAAGCCGGAGAAGCTATCGGCGAATTTGCGACCGATTTCGTTGATTCTACAAAGACCGCAATCAGCTCCTCCGATGACCTTGTAAAAGCGCAGCAAAGACTTCGGGATCAACAGCGCGACTTGAATGTTGAATATGCTCAAGCACGGGCAGAGATAGAACAACTCAAACAGAAAAGAGACGACGAACGCCTTTCAATTGAGGAGCGTATCGAAGCGGCTCAAATGGCTTCGGATTTAGACCAAGAGTTCGCAGACAAAAGAGAAGCAATCGCCAACCGCGAGGTAGAGTTAGTTCAAAAAGAAATTGCTTTGCAAGGCGAGACGGTCGAAAGACTCGATACACTCGCAGAGGCACGCATCGCAGCGGCTGAAGCGGCGGAGTCAAGTGCGGCTGTCCAGACGGAGTTAATGACCTCAATCTTTGGACTCGAACAAGAGTCAATCTTGATTGGAGAAGAAAAGATAGCCAAAGAAGCCGAAGCCGCAGCCGAAACCGCAAGACTACTGAAAGAAGAAAACGATCTCAAGCAGAAAAATGCGGAGGATGATATCGCTCGAAACAAAGAGGTATTTGAGTCTCGAATCCAATTTGCAACCCAAGCACTTGGAGCTTTAGCCGCTTTAAATGAGGCGTTTTCGGGTGACTCAGAAAAGCAACAAAAGAAAGCCTTCCAACGAAATAAAGCTATCGGAATTTCAACCGCTATAATCAACACAGCGGGAGCTATTATCGGAGCTATCAACCCCGCATCAGGTGGTCTTGGTATACCTGCGGGTTTACCGGGTGCAGCTATTGCAGCCGCGACGGGTGTTGCTCAAATAGCGACCATTGCAAAGAGCCGTTTTAAAAGCGCAGGTTCACCCCCTCCCGCACCGTCAGGAGGAGGAGGAGGAGCCGCAGGGCCACCAACACCAACCGCCCCACAACTCGACCTCGGATTCTTAGGAGGTGGAGCGGGACAGGATGGATTTAGAACGTACGTCATAGCTTCCGAGGTTTCAAACTCTCAGCAAGCAAATCAAAAAATTAACGACCAAGCCGCACTAGTAGGATGAACATAATTGAACTGATAATTGATGAAGAAGCGGAACTCTACGGGGTGGACGCTCTGTCATTAGTAGAATACCCCGCTATCGAGTCCGATTGGGTAGCGATGAAGTCCCAAGAGTTTACTTTCAAAACTCAGGACGAAGAGAAACGCATAGTAATGGGTGCGGCACTTATCCCCGATAAACCCATCTACCGTAAAAGCGAGGAAGAGGAGTACTATGTGTACTTCTCAAAGAAAACCGTCCGACGGGCTATGGAGCTTTACTTCAAAAACGGGAAACAAGCGAACGCCACCCTTGAGCATGAACACGCGCTCAACGGTTTGCACCTTGTAGAGAGTTGGATCGTCGAAGGAGAGCAAGATAAAAGCCGAATTTATGGACTTGATGTTCCTGTCGGTACGTGGATGGTTTCTATGAAAGTGGAAAACGATGCTATTTGGGAGAAGTTCGTCAAAGAAGGTAGCGTGAAAGGCTTCTCAATTGAGGGCTTCTTCACCAACAAGTTCGAGATGTCTCAACAGAAGCCAATTACAAGCGATTTGGAGCTACTTACGGACATCGAGAAAGAATTAGCACTCGATTATATAAAAAACCACCTCACGAGTAAGGATTGACCCCTTAAAATCGTTATTAATACAAATCCGAGAAGATGAATCTAAAAGAACGCATCTCCGACCTCTTCGAAAAGTACAGCGTAGAACTCGCTGTCGAAGAAAAGGAGGAACAAGTATCGCTGATGGCAACCGCCATCCTAGAAAGCGGTCAGGAAATCATGACAGACGCAGACGCTTTTGCTGTCGGTGTCGCTGTTTTCGTACAAAATGACGAGAACGAACGAATCCCTCTCCCAGATGGGGAGTACCAACTCGAAGACGGCTCTCTGCTCGTTGTCGCTGAAGGTACTGTCTCTGAGATGAAAGACGCTGAAGCTCCCGCTGAAGAAGTGGTTGAAGAAGAAGTCGAAGAAGTCGAGGCATCCGTTGACATGATCACTCGTGAAGATGTCGCTTCTATGATTGCTGACGCAGTCTCTGAAGCAAAGAAGGAATTCTCTTCTCAAATTGAGGAACGTGATAACAAAATCACCGAACTCAGCAAACAAACCACCAAGACAATCTCTCGCGCTCCTAAGATGGAAGTTGCGAAGGCTGTCGACCTTTCAAAGTTATCAATCAAGGAGCGCGTCGCTGCAATCCACAATCAATTCTCTCTATAATGGCTAATGCTACAGTTGGAGTCGGCACTTACGCTGGCGAAGCGGCACGTCCTTACGTCGCTGCTGCGGTTTTGTCTGCTGACACTATCGCAAACGGTTATATTTCTGTACTTGAAAACGTACACTCAAAAGCAGTTTTGCGCAAGTTCTCCGGAGCTGCAATTCAGTTAAATGACGACTGCGCGTTCACGACTCCGAGTTCTGACCAATTGACTTTGGGTGAAGCGGTTCTCGATGCTGCTGCTTTGAAAGTAAACGAGCAAGTATGTAACGCAGACCTTCGAGCAACTTGGGAATCTGCCCAAATGCGAGGACAGTCTTCAAACGCTCCTGCTGACTTTACAACTTTCGTTGCTCAGTATGTAGCTGCTAAGGTTGCTGAAGGCATCGAAAATAACATCTGGCACGGAAAGTACGACCACACGGACGGAGCTACCGGAACCGGTACTTATCAGTCTTTTGCAGGTTTAATGGCCGCTATTGTAGCAGCTACACCGGGCGAAGAAGATACTTTTTCGGGTGCAACTACAGCAGCGAACATCTTGGCCCGAATTACTGCTTTGGCTGTGCCAAGCGTAATTGCAGGAGACCCTGAAACAAAGCTCTTCATGAGCCGCGCGATGAAGCAGTTGTATTATACAGCTCTTGCAGGAACACAAAACCTTCCCTTCCTCGCTGAAGGCATGGCTAACTTCTTCCAAGGTTATGACATCATCACTCCTGCGGGAATGCCTGACGACACGTTCTTGTTTGCTCAGAAGTCGAATTTGTACTTCGGTACTAATTTGTTGACTGACCACATCAACGCTTCTGTCTTGGACTTGCAAGGTGTAACGGGTGACGATGTGACTCGTGTTATCATGCAGTTCTCTGGCGGTTGTCAAATCGTTGACGCTGCTGCTATCGCAGTTGGTCGCCGTTCAGCCTAATTAATTCGGGGAGGGGCTTAAATCCCTCCCTTTAATTCCTCTATCACATGGCTTGTACATTAACAATCAACGGCAGGGCGTTTCCCTGCAAGGATAAAATCGGAGGAATCAAGCGCGTTTGGATCAAAGCGTTTGACTCAACGGATTGGGGGACTATTACGGCGGGCGTAGTTGCTGCGGCAGGTGCTATCACGGTGTTTGGTTTCGAACTCACAAAGAACTCAGGTTCATTCCAGCAAGCGGTAAACGCTTCAATGGAGAACGGAGTTGTTTTCTACTCTCAGGTTCTTGAGATGACTATGCCAAACCTCATCGCAGCGGACAACGTAGAAGTTGCCGATTTGCTCAAAGGGCGTTTGACTATCATCGTGCAAGATGTCAACGACAATTACTTCGCTATGGGTCACACTCAAGGAGCTGAGGCTTCTGGAGGTACTATCGGAACGGGAACGGCAAAAGGAGACCTCAACGGGTATCAATTGCAGTTCACCGCAGAAGAAGCTATCCCGGCTCCATTTGTTGCCGCTGACGATTCCAATATCACGTTCACGGCAGGAACTTGATTCTGTTTTTTTGGTTAGGTTTAAAAGAGGGGGAGGGCATTACGTCCTCTCCCTTTTAGTTTAAAATGAAATGATACATCTCAATCCCAACTCAGCCACCGAGCAGACTGTCTATCTGACTCTTCAGGAGATGAAGAAAGACTTCAATACGTTTGCTAATTATCTCGTACATTTCCAGAGCATGGCAAGCCGCGAAGATTACTATTTCATTGGAGACGTTGCAACGGACAACGCGAGGTATACCGCGCTCTCTATTTTTACCAATGTAGACGATCCTTTGAACGGGGATATCCTATTGGAAGAATCCGGTCAATACTTTTATAAAGTTTACGGACAGAACTCAACGACCAACCTAGACCCAACCGACGCAGCTGTTGTCGCACTCATCGAAGAAGGGACTCTCGATGTAGCGGGAGCAGTTGGCTACAACATCCCAACTATCGACGTTCCCGATAACGTTATTTACTATCAGTAATGGACATACTAAAACTCAGCCAATATCAAGAGAGGAGTTACGCGGAAAGCGCAAACTCTAAAGGCTTCGTGAACTACGGAGACGACAACCTCTTCCCGCAATACCTCATTGACCTCTTTCACTCTTCGTCTACTCATAACGCTCTAACGACTACGATTGCAACGATGGTCTTCGGAGAGGGTTTTGACGCTACGACTTTAGACGGTCGGTTGGCGTTTGACCAATGGAATCTCAACGATGAGCTTCGGAAGGCTTGTGTAGACTTTCAGATTCAAGGCGGGTTCGCTCTCGAAGTGAATTGGTCACTCGATAGAACGACTATCGCTAACGTCTCGCATTTGCCGTTTGAGAATGTCAGATCGGGCTTTGTAAACGAAGACGAGAAGGTTGAGTACTACTACTATTCCAGAGACTGGAGCAAGAAAACGGAGGAGGTGGATGAGATATGCACCTTCGACCCTGAAAGGAATATTGACCACCCTACGCAGATATTTTATGTGAAGCCGTTTTCACCCGGTTCGTTCTACTATCCAAAACCTTGCTACACGGGTTCGATTGACTATATAGAGCTTGATAAGGAGATAGGTAAGTACCACATCAACAACATCAAGAACGGGATGTCTCCTTCGTTTTCTATCCACTTCAAAAACGGTATACCTCCACAAGAGGAGAGAAACCGAATCCGAATGGATATAGAGCGCCAAATGTCGGGAGCAAGTAACGCGGGGAAGTTCATCGTGACATATTCCGACGATCCCGAAAGAAAGCCAGACTTTGAGCCGTTCCAATTGTCCGATGCTCACAATCAATACCAATTCCTATCCGAAGAATGCACCGCGAAGATTATGGTCGGGCATAGGGTAACGAACCCGCAGATGTTTGGGGTTGCTGTACCGGGTAAATTGGGAGGCGGTGGAGAGCTTGCAGAATCTGCGGCTTTATTTGAACAGAATGTCGTTCGACCGAATCGACGGATAGTCGAGGAGACCGTTCAAACGCTTTTACGGGCTGCCGGTTTACATTCCGCTGTCTTGGAGTTGAGCAGTCAAGAGGACGAAGTCAACCTTGATGCATCATGGGAACACCTTGACGCATTAGGAGAGGATATAAGCGACGATTGGGAGTTAATAGACGAAAGCCCTGTTGACTACGAGACGGAAGCCGTTAAGGACGCTCTATGGGCGTTTGCAAGCGTTCCTTCATCCAATCCTAACGGCAAGAGCGAGCAGGACACCGAAATCATCAAGGTGCGTTATGTGTATTCTCCTAAATCGGTACAAGATGACTCGCGGTCTTTCTGCAAAAAGATGGTCGCAGCGAGTAAAGTCTACCGCAAGGAAGACATAGAAGCAGCATCCCTTCGAGCAGTCAATCCCGGATTAGGAAAAGGCGGGTCAAATACCTACGATTTGTTCCTCTACAAAGGCGGCGCACGATGTCACCATTTTTGGAGCCGTCAAACGTACCTCAAGAAGACAAACAAGAAGATATCAGTTAACCAAGCGAAGAAACTGATACGAGAAGCGGGGGTTGATGCTAAAAGATTGCCCACGAACTCGCCCAAAGTCGCACAACGTCCCATCGATATGCCGAATGAAGGCTTCGTAAACCCCCAATAATGGCACTAACAGCAGAAGTACTCTTCGTGAATCCCGACTATATCAAGCGGATCACAAACATAAACGCGAGTGTAGAGGATAGCTACCTCGTTCCGTCCGTTATTTTGGCTCAAGACAAGTACATTCAACTCTATTTGGGCACGGATTTACTCGAAAAGCTGAAGACTGAGGTCACTCAGGTAGGAGGGCCGACCGGAAACTACGCCACCCTTCTCGATAACTACGTCCGAAAGGCAACGCTTTGGTGGACGATGGTAGACCTCATGCCTTCGCTCTACGTTAAGATTGACAACGGCGGACTAGCTATCCGAGTATCTGAGGACACGACGGGTATATCTCCCGATGATTTACACCGAGAGACAGAACGCGCACGAACCAACGCACAGTTCTATACGTTTCGCCTGTACAAATACCTCTGCAGCAACTCCTCGCTCTTTCCAGAGTACTCCTCGAATACGGGGGCGGATATGCTGCCCCAACCTGCTGACTATTATCAAAGCGGCTTGAGTATCTCACGAGGTGGAAGCGGTGTGGAAACTGTTGATTTACGTTATCTCTTCAAATGAGAAATAGCAGGAAGAAAAATATAACCCTACTAAAGAAGTTTCTCGATGATTTCAATCGAAACAATACTAACAATACTCCCAAGCCTTCTGGCGATTATAGCGGTATGGGTAAACCTCAACCGCGACCTTGAGAAACTGAAGGGGCGCGTTATCCGCGTGGAGAACGACAAAGACGAACTGAAGCAGATGATGAAGGAGGTCATTGAATCAGTCCATAAAATTGAACTTTTACTTGCAAAGCGATGAGGTATTTCAAGCTAGAAGAATTCGAGTCACCTGACGAGCCGGGAACGGGATGCATGATGTGTCCCGATTTCTTAGAGCTACTCGATGAGGCCAGAGACTACGCGGGGATTCC